CGGCTGATCTGGCTGGTGACTACACCATTAAATACCGGTTCTTTACTGAGTCGGCAGAGCAACGGATAGCCGATTTAACCATGGCCAAGGATGCAAGTCCGTTCTACTCTAGAGAAACTATAAGACGAGAATATCTGAAGGACAAGGACCCGGACGGGGAAGAGATCAAGAAGAAATCGGAGGAAGCAGAGAGAGTAGACGAAGTCGTGTTCCTATACAGGAGAGCACGAAAGCTGATCGAACCTGTCAAGCAAAACGAGAAAGTACCTTTCCAGAACAAGGTCGAGGCTTTCCTGTTAGGGCAGAGAATAGCAACCATCCTGACACAACGAAGAAGCATGGGGCAGTTGAGCCCGCTGGAGACCAGTGGCTTCCCCGAGATCCAGGCGGCGCGCGGCCGGCAGTCTGAACCGGCGCCGGTCGGTGAGCAAGGGACTGGTGGAGCTGAGGGTGGGGCCAGCGCAGGCAAGGGCGCACAGAGGCCATCGATGCTCACCAGAGGCGCTACTGCCGAAGAAGATGCCGAGGAGGGCGAATATGCCTGACAACAAACTAGGCTTTGACTTCACCATAGAAGACCTCGACCGCATGGTTATTGAGGCTGCCAGGGGCGAAGGCAACAATCAAAACCAGGCAAAAGGCACAAAGCCAAACGCCATAAAGGAACTCATAGCAAAGGCCAAGTTAGGAGCGGAGCCAACTAAGAAATGATTGCCCTAGACGAACAGGAACTCTTCAGAACATACGCCCAGGCTAAACAGGTTCGGATTGAGAGCCTGTTAGACCAGTATGGCTCGTCTCTGGCCGACATGAGGGAACTTTATCCCCAACTGACTGAGACGATTGAAAAGCAGCGGCTTGTAACTACATTGCCGACACAGGCGTTGTTCTTCATCCCCAGTGAGGCCGCTGATATGGGGCTTTCCCTGGAGGAAGGCTGGATGCTCAAGGTAAGCCCAGTCGAGGGCGGGTATAAATCGAGTTTCATCACTCCCTCAAAGTGGGAGATCACCGAGGATGAATTGTACATATCGCCGGCCGGTGAGCAATACAGCCGAGCGGATATGGAAGCTCTCCTGGCGATCCCGACTGGAGAATATACAGTACCGGAGATTCCGGTAGCCACAACAATAGACGACTTAACAGAGGAAGGGAAAATTCAATATCAAGGGTATCAATCTTCCGGCGGGCAACTGGATGTCGTGGGCTGGCTGAATCTAAGGGAAGAACAACAGGTTGAAACCGAGCAAGTCTTCGGCAAGGTGTTTCCCCAACAGGACATAACCGAGCTTAACAATTATATTCAGACGAACCCTGAAGGCTTTTTGACCGACCTCAAAGAGATAGGGTGGAACGCCGACACGGAATCCTTACTAAAGTATCTCATCCCTGAGATTACCACTGAGGAAATGCAGACTATCTTCGGCGTAACTGCACCGTATGTTCCTGAGAGCTGGATCAAGGACAATATCTTAGACCCCCTATATGCTGGTGCGGTAAGTTTTGTTCATGGGCTGGGAATGGCGTTCACGTCCATTCTACCGAGTGTTCTAACGAGTCTCCAGGACAAAATCTTCATCAGTCCTGCCTTTGAGATAGCACTTAGAACCGCTGCGCCCGAAACCGAGGATAGGAACAAGATTATAGATGCCATTCAGTTAAGTGCAGAGCAAAGGTTTACCCGGCTCACGGAGCAGAATAACCTCTGGGTAGACGAACACCCTGAACTTACTCCAAACCCCAGATATTTTGAGAGTCCTTTTGAGAACACGGCTTTATTCAGAGACCCGGGATATTATGCCTATTCTTTCACGAATTCTTTAGCTTATAGCCTGGCGACTATGGGGACTATAGTGGCAGTTTCAGCCGTGGCGACTCCTTTTGTCGGTATTCCTGCCGGGTTACTGGTTGCTGGTGGTCCGGAAGCCGGTAGTATGACAGAGGAATTAGTCAGGCAAGGCGTACCATTCGAGGAAGCCGTAAAGTGGGGCTCATTATACGGCCTTGTCGCTGGCGGGGTTGAAGTGCTATCTGATTTACCGTTCTTAGGGCTTGTGTTCAAGCCAGTCAAGACAGCGATACAGCCCATGTGGGACACCATCTTCAAGGGCGTTTCAAGCCGAATAGCCAGGGGTGTCATTGCAGGAGTCCTGATCCCGCAAGGCGAGGCGTTAGAGGAGATAATCACACAGGTAACTCACAATGCGATTCTCCAACATTATGACTCCACGCAATCTCTCTTAGAAGGCGTGAGTCAGGCTTACATTCAGGCTACGATAGCATCTCTACCTTTCGGTGCTATCGGTGGCATGGCCTCATACCGAACATTTAGAAATAACTTATCTCCACAGACAGGGCAACAGCTTGACACTCTGATAAAGAAGTTTGAGGACGCAGGACTTACCTTAGAGCAAGCGCAGGTTCAGGCTGTCAATGAGATGGCGAGGACTCCCGAAATGGAAGCGGAGTTATCGAAGGCGATTGACGTTGCTAAACAGGAATACCAAGAGGAACATCCTGTAACGGAAGTCAAACCCGAAGTCGCCGACAAGATTCTGGACGAGATGAGGATTGCGGAGGAGGTTACTAAAACAGTTCCCAAAGTGGAAGTTGTTACACCTACTGAGACTAGGGGTGTCAAGCAACCATGGCAGATGGATGCCTTACAGTATCAACTATCTATTGGTGTTGAGCAACCTTGGATTGCGGAAATATCGCCTTGGCAGATGGGGCGGATGAGTGAGAGGCAGAAAAAGCAATATTTTGATAAAAGGGACAAAGAGTGGCAAGCCTCAGCCGATGCAAAAACCCAATGGAGAGATTTAGTTTTTCAGGCTTATCAAGAGGGGAAATTTACACTTGAGTCTCCTAACCTACACCCTGAAGCAAAGCGGGCAATTCAATTTAAGCAGGATGAAATACTGGAAGCAGAGAAAAAGAAGGCTTTAGAGAAAGCTCACCAAGAGAACCAGCTTACATCGGTTGCCCAAGTTGAGATTGGGGATAGGGTATGGAATTTGATGATTCGCAAATATGGCGAAGTCATTAAGAAATTCCAAAAGTCTATTCGGGTTAAATGGGAAGTCCCCCTAGAGTTAAGGGGAAAGGTTGAAATTGAATACACTGGCAATATAGGAGAGTTCCAAAGACTAGCCTACGATGATGTGGCAAAAGCTCTTGAAACCCAAGTTCCAGTTTCACCCAAAGGCCCTGTTACACCAAGTGGTGAAACCGTAAAAGAACCTTGGCAGATGACACTAGAGGAATACATTACACCCTTCAAGAACAAGAGGGGCGAGATAAACCCACAAGTTGCTGGCGGGTTAAGAGGGAATCACCGAAATGATGTAAGTGCTGCTCTCAGAGAAGGCAAGCCCGTTCCCGCCGAAGTCCTGAAGGATTATCCTGAGCTACAAGGAATCAGACCTACATCAAAACAAGCCGCATTAAACGCACAGAGGTTGGCTAAAGAGCGTGAGGCACAAGTATTCAAAGAAACCGAGGCAAAGTTTGCCGAAGAATCTGCTTCAACTGAATCAATTTCCGAAAGAGAGGCAAGGAGAAAGGTTACACCTGTTCCCCCTGAAGTTAGTGGGATCGTCCCACAGGCTGGCATAGCTAAAATAAACATATTAGGCGAGGATAAGTCTCTATTGAATGAGATTTCTCCCGCAATACGAGATTTTATTAGCAAAATGGCTGATGCTGGTTATACGGTCAACATTGTTCCCCGTGTCAAGGGAATTAAATATGCGTATGTAAGTAGGGGGATGGAGGAACGTCCCTTTGACATTTTTGTTAATATCCAAAAGGGAGAGATAAACGAAAGCCTAATTCACGAAGCATTACATCAGATTGGAGATGGAAAATGGAATTCTCCTCTGGCAAAGGCGATGCGGACAGAATGGGAAACTTTCTTGAAGAAATCTCCTGCCGAAAGTAAAGCAATGGGATTTACTGACCCAATGTGGAATGTAAGAAAGAAACGGGGAGAGTTGTTATCAGAATTGGGAGAACAATACATTGCTACTCCTGAAGAAGTGAAAAACAATATGCCTTCGGTTTATGACTTCTTTAACAAATATATTAAGAGAACACTCCCCACCGCCGAAGCTGGTATGCCAGAGGCAGGGCTTCAGCCTTCCATGCTAGAGGAAGTCCCATCCAAAGAGGTTATACCCGCACCAACAGGAAAACTCGTTCAGGCTCGCCTTGACGATTATCTGAGACTCAGAGAGTACAACAAGAAAGCCGTTACGGATAGAATCGCTGAGATCAAGAAGTCCTTAGAGACTAAGGGCAGGCTACCAGTAGGGCAGGGAACTAAGGGCGATTTGAGACTGGAACTTGCGAGATTAGATGCACAGCAAGAACTCGATGCCGTAAAGAGTATCGAGGACTTGGATTTGCTAATCAGGACTGTTGAGAAGGAATTAGGCCGCCGCTCTTTGCCGGGACAAGGTGAGTGGGCGAGGTCAGGGATAGAGTTAGCGAGGCATCCGAGAAAGCCCAATATATTCCCAGAGTACACTTCAAGGCAACTAGACGAGATGCGGAATGTCTATCTACAGGCGAGGGGGAAAATAGAACCCGCAACCGCAACTGTCAAGGCTGAGGATATACCAAGCGATATGCCAGCATTGACTAACACGCAACTGACTCCGGCACAGGTAGAGAAAACCATTGAGCTATTCAAGCAAGCCGTGATCGCTCCCAATGCGGAAATGCAAAGAGCGGCAGCGATTGAGTTAAGAAAACACGTCCTTGCTCAGAGGGCAAAGTCAGCCAGTGAAAGTGCCGAGGCCATGATAACCGAAGGCGCAAATCCCGAAGAGGCTATCAGGATGGCCGAGCAAATGTTTATGACTGGTAAACTCCCTGACCTTACTACTGACTACTTTGACGACTTAACCCAGGAGATGCGGAATGTCCTCTTTGCCAAAGTCTATAACTACTGGAAGGATAAGAGCTGGTTTGAACTTATATCAACCTTTGAGGCTCTTACCAATACTTTAGCCGGCAAGTCTATCCCCAGAGTAAAAGGGATAGGAAGTAAATACTTCCCGGATGGCGGTTCGGCATGGGATAGGTTAGCCAGGGTATTTGTCGGTGATATAGAAGTCCTGAATGCACTCGACCAGGGCAAATCTTTGAGAGACGTCATTCAGGGTGTGCTACTGGAGTCTGGTAGGGGCGTGGTGACGCTGAACCAGGAAACCGTCAACTGGCTAAAGGAATTAAGCACTATCAGCGAAGAGGACAAATTACTATTAACAAAGCCTTTATCAGCACTCACTGAGGAAGATGTCAGGAGAATTGCTACAAAGTGGTTCTGGAAACGACAGAATGAACTTAACACACTTCTGGCCGCAGGAACTATCACACGCAGCGAGTATCAGCTTGAACTAGCCATAGCGAAGGACAGGGTTTTCCCTCATAAACCAATGGGGGCGGCTACTACTTATCCAACCGGTGTTGCGGGGCAGCCACGCCTAGGTGAAGGTTATACTCCAATAGAGGGAATACCAGAAACCAGAACGGCAGAGGAATTAAGGTTAGCCAAGTTCGAGCTCGAAAAGAAGCAGAGGGAAGCAACGACAGAACCAACCGTGACGCCTCCTCCCTCAGAATGGGCTATCTATAACGAAGCCTTTAAGGAACTGCCCTTACTTACTTTCAGGGAGAAGAATACGATAGTCCGCACGCTCAAAAACATCGGCATGACCATTGTTGATATTGGGAACCTTATCAGGGCGAACAAGGCATCCTTCGACTTCTCATTCTGGAGACAGGCTAAGGTGTTGGCAATGGGGCATCCGGTGAAGTTCTATCATGCAAACATCGAAGCATGGAAAGCCTTGTGGAATCAGCAGGCGGCTGAGGCTAATTGGGCAAAGATAACCCGACACCCATTCTACCAACTCTATCTTGATGCAGTTAATCAGGGCGGGACGGACTTCCTGAGACCTTTGGAGTTACCAAAGGGAACTGCCCAGTATAAAGGTGTTGAGGAATTCGGCTTTCTAACAGGGGAACGCTTGATTCCCAGGATAACCGCCAGGATTCCTTGGGTTAAGTTGTCGAGCCGATCTTTTGTGACAGGCACCAACGATATAAGCTGGAATACCTTTGTGGACTTGATAAAGGGGTCACAGCGATACGCTGAAAAGATAGCGTCCGGTGAGATTAAGCTACCAGAGGGTGAAGGCTTTAGCTTGATGGATGATGTCATTGGCTATACGAAGATGATAGGGGACTTTGGACAACGAGCAAGTCTTGGGAAAGCGGCACCGCTGGCACCCGAGATGAGTGCTTTGTTCTTTGCCCCGCGTTCCAAATTAGGGCGATTGATAGCACCTCGTCATCTTGTTTCATCGAATCCCAGGGTCAGGGCCGAGGCATGGCGGGATTTCAGTACCTTTATCGGTGCTATGGGGGGGCTGGTGATGCTGGGGTATTGGTTGGGGCTGTGGGACGTTGAAGACGATCCCAGAAACGCTGAGTTTATGAGCATCCGAATCGGCAATTTGAGAATAGACCCCTGGGCTGGGTACAGGCAGTTCCTTGTTCTTTATGCCCGGCTGATTACTGGGACAGGCATATCCTCAGTTACAGGGCAGGAATATGAGGTCAATCCCATAGCGGCCTTGACCACGTTTTTCAGAGGCTCACTTGCACCACTGGCGAGTATCCTGCTGGACTTCTGGACTGGCAAGGACTTTCTAGGTGACAAGATTGACATATCTGACCCTAAGAAATGGGTTGACCGCATCGCTCCGTTTGCTATCCAGGACATATACGAGGCGTTTCAGGATAACTGGCAAAACGGCTTGATTGCGATTCTGCCGGCCATAGTGGGTGAGGGTGTCCAGACTTATACAGGAGACTGGAGAGAGAACTGGGCGAAGATGGGACTCCCCAAGTATCCCGAAAATACAGGCTATGGCATTTATGAGCCAATCTATGACCTCGCTGACTTCTGGGCTGATACGGCTTCCCAATTCAAGGGCGTTGACCCAGCCACACTTACGGCGAGCAAGGGCTTTCCTGAGTATGTGAGGTCAATCGCTACAGCCTTACAGATTATAGACCAGTTAGACACATTGCCGAACAAGAAACTTACCTCTCTTAATGCCGACCCTGAAAAAGGCACGACCTTCATGCAGTATTATCAGATGTGGCAGGACCGGCAGAAGATCGTCGCCTCTGGTGATACGGAGAAACTAAAAACCTTTGACGCTGACGAAAGAACCCGGAACGCCTACCTGGGCAACATCACCCAGGCTCAATACGCTCTCTTAGTCGAGTATCACTCTCTTCCTGAGTCTGAAAAGGCAGACTTTCTAGGGAGACACCCCGAGCTCTACATCAATCCTAGAGAGGAATGGCTGAGGACTCACCCTCAAGAGAACGCACTTTTAGCACTCTGGGGCAAGGCTGACGTTTACACTTCTGAGGCGTTGAGCCAGATATCTACATTGACTAAACAACTAGACATTCCTGAAAACGCTCTGGTAATGAAAGACCTTGATCCCGTGACGGAATTGAAACTCAAGAACCAGCATTTATCTGACCTGCTTGATGCCTACGGAGGGCTAGACGACACCTTAAAGGGGCCGGACGGCCTGACGGCCAGGGACAGGGCGATCAAGCAACTGTACCTCGATAACCCTGACTTCAGGGAAGACCAACGGAGAATCGAGGCTCTAAATGTGGGGACGAAAGATAATCCTACTATTGAAAGTATGATTGAAGGCTGGGTAGAAAGAGGGCAAATCGCTGATGAATTCGGGTCCAGTAGTGCCGAAATGAAGCTCTGGCTGATAGACAATAGGGAAGTCCATCAGTGGGCGCTGGAGAACGGACTTTTAAGCGATACCGGCGAGGACTGGAACGAGAACATTCTAAGATTGGAAGTCAATTATCGAGAGGACTTCGACAAGTATGATAATTATGGGGAAATAACATCCCCGTTATACATTGCCAGTGACACGGCAAGAGCGGACGCAAGGGAAGCGATGATCTTCTCCAACGATAAGATGACTTCCTTTGGAGTAGCTTATTACACGATAAACGCACTCCAAAAGAATATACCTGAAAACCTTGTTACCACCTACGTTGACTATTACGGGATAAGGAAGAAAGAGGGTGTGGATTACTCGGCGGGGTGGTATGACGATGACTGGTATCTTCTGGAACACAAGGACTTCTACCAGACGATGCTAAATCTAGGACTCTGGCAATCGAGAGACTTCAGCAAAGTACCTACAAGACAGGTTTACAGCCTATATCAAACCTATATGGGATTACCGACAGGAACACCCAGACTGGACTTCAGGGCGCAACATCTTGATTTAGACAACTGGCTGGTGAAAGCCAAAGGCTACACGCCTGTAGGAAGTAGGTAAGGTGAACAAAGACTTTGCTTTATTCCAGAGTGAGTTCAAGAAGTGGCAGAAATTGTTTGGCCTCATGGGATATAAGGTGTTCTTCGGGTATGAAGAGATACCCCATGTGTTCGCCGATATTCAGGTTAAGCAGACGGATATGGTTGCCGTTGTGAGGCTGAATAGCAAACTTGATGAGAGGGACAGACCCTATAAGGACATCCGTGCAACTGCCAAACACGAGGCCATACATCTTCTGACGGCGCGACTAGTGGAGAACGCACGTTATCGCTACATCGCAGAGAACGAGATTGATGAAGCTCTTGAGGAACTAGTTAAGAAACTTGAAGGCTTAATCAGATAGGGTCGTAGGGCGGCCACCGCCTTTAAGAGTGGCACAGCTCCAGAAAATCTTTACATTCTGGGGCATTTTCATTTGAAGGAGGTATAAATGGACGAAACCAAAGGAAACCCAGGGGACTCTCTTCAGGAACCTGGACAGGCTTCTGAGGGTGCCGAAGGGATTACTCCAAAACAAGCTAGAACTTACACAGAAGAGGAGCTGCAAAAGGCGAAGAGCGATGCTCTTGCTGCTGCGGGCAGGGATGCCAAATCGCTATCTGAAAAGGAAGCTACTCTCACAGCCGAAAGGGGAGCTATTGAGGCTGAGAAAACCAAGATAGCCGACTGGGAAAGGCAAAGAGAGCAAGCCGAATTAGACGAAGCGAGGCGAGACCCTGACAAGCTCGCTGCCTGGCAAAAGAAGCAAACCCAAAAGACGCGGGATGCTGAATTTGCCAAGCGTGAGCAAGACGTTAAAAAGCGGGAGCAAGACCTTGCTCGGCGAGAGGCTGAACAGGAGGCGACGGTCAGGGCCACGCAAGAGGCTCAACTGGGAATGAAGGTCTACGAAATCGCAGCGAGGCATGATCTCAACCCGGAAGAGCTGAGAAAGGACATGAAGGACCTTAACCTGACCACGCTGGAACAGCTGGAAAAATACGCCAAGCGCATGAGCACCACGGGAGAACGACCACCCGGGGGCGAAGGCGCCAAGGTGACAACCGCTCCTATAACTGTGCCGACTTCTGGCGTGACATCTGGTGGTGGGAAGCTAACCAATGAGCAGTTGGATAAACTGTCAATGGAAGATTATGCTGCCCACCGGAAGAAACAAACCTCCTGATCTACGGAGGTAACACATGACTCAGACAATACTTACATCCAGCATAATTGCTAAAGAAGCATTGCTGGCACTGGAAAACAATTTGGTGATGGCCAACCTGGTCCACCGGGAGTTCTCCCCTGAATTCCAACAGAAGGCTGGGGCAACGGTGACCATCAGGAAGCCTGCGACCTTCGCCGCCTCAGCGTTTTCAACGACTGTGGCCGCACAGGAAGTCGTGGAGTCAAGTGTTCAGGTGGTTCTGGACAAGTTCTACGATATTTCTGCTGCCATTACCTCGCAGGAACTGACATTGAACGTCAGTGACTTCCGAACACAGGTGCTCGACCCGATGATGAGAGCGCACGCTCAGAACGTGGACTACCAGATATTCCAGGCGGTCTACAAGACCTTTGCCGGCCACACCCGGGCGACAGCCACTACGGCAGTCATTGGCGACCTTATCAATGCGGTTGCGCAGCTCGATCTTCAGAAAGCGCCACCGACTGAGAGAAGGGCAGTATTGCACCCCATGACCCACGCCAGATACGCCGGTCTCGATGCCGTCCTGCACGCTGACAAGAGGGGTTCACCCCTTACCATCACCGAATACTCCATCGGCAGAATGTTTGGGGCGGACTGGTATATGGACCAGAACGTGCCGAAGCACACCAGCTTAGTCCTTGATACTGCTGGTGTTATGAGTGGTGCTGCTGCTGCCGGTGCGACTGCTGCGACTGTTGGTGCTCTAACCAACGCCGAGGTTATCGCTGCTGGCGATGTGTTCAAGGCGGTAGGTAGTGATAAAGGCTACCTAATCCTTACAGGGGGCACTGTGGGGTCAACAGTATGCACAATCACCTTCAGTCCGCCCTTAGACGCTGCCATTGCTGACCAAGCTGTTGTCACGTTCCAGGCAACGGCTGGAAAGTGCAACCTGCTCTTCCACAAGAACGCGATTGCCTTGGTCAGCGCGCCCCTGATGCCTTATCTGGGAGGTGTTAATTGCAGCGTGGAAACATACAAGGGCATATCCTGCCGTGTTGCCTTGGATGGCGACACGTCCGCTAAGACAAACAGGATTTCCGTTGACATGCTCTTCGGTGTGAAGACGCTGGACAAGGAACTCGGAGTGAGACTCCACGATAACGGCTAGACCTGACCAACCTGAGTAATTTAAGAGAGGGGGGCATAAGCTCCCCTCTCTCAGTAAAGGAGGTTTATGCGCGTCCTGATAACAGGAAATTCGCCCTTTTGCTCTACTGGATATGGCATCCAAGCAGCTAGGCTCGCCTTATGTCTTAAAGAGATCGGGCATGAGCCAGCCATCTTCGCTTATTTCGGGTTAGGTGGCAACATGATTCAGTGGAACGGCATACCTATCTATCCCAATAATAATGACGACTACGGAGTGAAGTATGCCGAGAGAATCTACCAGCACTTCAAAGCCGACATCTTGATTACGTTGGTGGACATCTGGATATTGAAAGACCTCCCACCGACAATGAAGTGGTTTCCCTGGACTCCTGTTGACCATGAACCCATGCCACCGAGGGTTTACCAGGTCCTTCATAACCACCAGGGAATTTACAAGCCGATAGCCATGTCCCAATACGGCAAGAAAGAGATGGAACGGTTAGGGATAGACTCCTTTTATGTTCCCCACATGATAGATTGCGATGCCTTCCGTCCTGACGAAGAGATCAGAAAAGAGCATCGGAAACTACTCGGCTGGACTGACAAGTTTGTTATCGGCTCAGTCGGCACGAACGTCAGGGAGAGAAAGAACTGGACGGCCATGTTTCTGGCTCTTCAGAAGTTTCGCAGATCGCATGATGACGTTCTCATGTATTGCCACACAGACGCTTTTGAGTCAAGAGGGCGAGACCTGGAAGCACTACGACAAAGTTTGATGATTCAGGACATTACCTTCTTCCCCGGAATAACCGAAATGAAGGTAGAGGGGATCACCGAAGAGACGATGAACAATATGTACAACAGTCTCGATGTTTATTTACATCCTTCTAAGGGCGAAGGGTTCGGAATACCCATCATCGAGGCCCAAAGTTGTGGTGTGCCGGTGATCGTTTCAAACAATACGGCTCAACCTGAACTATGCGGTGGCGGCTGGATATTGAAAGACATGCGCCCGGAATGGGACGAGCAGAGTTCCTGGGAAGGCGCGGCTAATCCAGATGAGATTTTAGAATACCTTGAACAAGCCTACCAGGAAAAGAAGTCGGGGAAATTGGAAGAGAGAAAGGTAGCAGCCCGCGAAAAGGCTCTCGAATACGACTACCGAATAGTCATGGAGAAATACTGGAAACCGACCTTAATCGAAATTGAGAGGCTGCTTAAAGTCGCAACAGAACCAGATGCCCACCTGAGAACATGGACTCCTCAAAATTGGGAAGCAATAAGGGACAAGGATTACAGGCAATTCCTCATTCCGCCTCTATGCGAACCTAAGAAGGTAATTGATATAGGCTGCGGGCCGAAAAGTCCCTGGCGAAAATACCTTGAACCTCTAGGGGAGTATACCGGCATAGACATTCAAGGCGGGGATGGTGTTATTCAGATGGATGCCCAGAACCTCAAATTCCCCGATAAGACCTTCGGGTTTGCCTGGTGCTGCGATGTCTTGGAGCACGTGGGTGACCCTGAAAGGGTAGTTAGAGAGGCAAGAAGGGTCGCCAAGCATGGTGCCATAGTGTTCTGCACTCCCAACGCTGCTGAGTTCAAGGTTGATCCTGAGCATAAAGTCGTAAAACTAAAATATGCCCTCACCAAAGCGGGGCATGGGGTCACAGTCTGGTAAGGAGGTGATTTATGCCCGCTATAGGAGAGATTCGAAAGGCCAAGGAGATAGGCTATAAGCGTGACTGCAAATATATCTGGCAAGCATGTGTGGATTGCCGAAAAGAACGCTGGGTACAACTTGTGAATGGAAAGCCTGACACACAACGATGCAAGGCTTGCGCTGCAAAGGCAAGACCAAAGGGGATTTGTGGTTTCGGGCAAGGTGTCAATAATCCTAGTTGGAAAGGGGGTAGGCGCATCAGTGGGCAGGGCTACATTCTCATCAAGCTAGAACCTGACGATTTCTTCTATCCTATGGCAGGAAAGAATGGTTGTGTCATGGAGCATCGTCTGGTGATGGCAAGACATCTACACAAGTGCCTCTTGCCCTGGCAAGTCGTCCATCATCGTAACGGCAATGTGAAAGACAATCGCCTAGAGAATCTCGAAGTACTCCCCTGTCGAGGTAAGCATAATACGGCAATGAACAAACGCATTAAGGAGCTTGGACGCAGAGTTGAGAAGCAAGCAATAGAGATTAAGGTTCTGCGATTTCAAGTCCAAGAATTAGAGAACAAGGAGGTGAACGTTGCCAGCATCCAGTGAATCTCAAAAAACCTTAGCATGTATGGCCCTGGCCTACAACAAACACGGGGAAAGCGCCATCAAGAGCGTGAAGGACAAACAGGCCGTCATCAAGATGGCCAACTCAATGACTGAGGAAGAGCTGAAGGATTACTGCCTGCAGCCGGTCAAGGAGTAGCCGTCCTATGGGTAAAGGCTATTTATCAGACATTAAGAACACAGTCCGGCAACTTCTGAGGGATGAGCTCGAGGAGACGACCGCCGAGTTTGACTCTGACGAACTGGATAGACACATTGGCCAGTGTCTCATTGAAATCTCACAGGTAAACCCATACGAAGTCCAGGAAAGCGTTGAGAGCGATGGAACACAGGAGATAAGCCTGGCTTCGATTGGGGGATTGATCAAAGACCGAATTGTGAGAGTCGAATACCCAGTGGGGAACGACCCGCCATCATATCTTGAATTCGAGAGGTTCGGGAGCACCTTGAGAGTCAAGGACACAACACCGACTTCCGGTGAAGCGATTTATCTCTATTGCCAGAAGGTTCACGAAGTGACCGAAGGCTCAACTAGCCTGACGGCTGACCTTGAGGGGGTTCTCGTCAAAGGCGTCGTTGCCTATGCAGCCCTGGCCTGGCTCAATAAGATGCGAGACCAAATAGTGCCTAGTTCTGTGAGAATTTATCAGGCCTGGGCGAAAGACCAACTGATACTTTATAGGGACGCTCTTAGTTCAATCACAGCGTCTAACGTGTGGGAATACTAACACAAGGAGGGACTATGAAACCATTTAACCTATTTCTGCCCAAAGGCTTCTCGATGCGTGATGGGAAGGTATACCGAAACCTCATCATCGTTGAAGTCTTCAACAATGCCCGGGACATGAAGCTCATCGGCAGGAGTTTCTGTCGCAATCTCGTAACGAATGAGGGGCTCAACGCCGACCTGGACATCATGTTTCACGCCAGCACTCAGATAACGACCTGGTATTGTGTCATATCTGAGACAAACACAAGTCCTGCTGCTGGTATGACCTACGCCGTGCCGAGTTTCACCGAATGGCAAGCCTACGATGAGGCGACGAGGCCTGAGTATGTGGAGGCTGCTGCTGCCAGCCAGTCAATCACGAACTCGGCTAACAAGGCAGTGTTCACAGCCAATGCCACAAAGACCCTGTATGGTGCTGGCTTGGTAGGCGGTGGCTCTGCTGCGACAACTAAGGCCAACACGGCAGGGGGTGGTAAGCTGTTCAACTTTGGTCTGTTCACTGCCTCTCAGCCTGTGGTTGATGACAACGTAGTGAATCTCACCATTACCTTGACCGCAGCCGATGATGGCGTGTGAACCTGATGAGGTTTAGGAGTATGAAGCAGGGGCAGGGCAAAACCTGCCCTTGTTTGTAAGGAAAATATGGCAGTAATATATCCAGCTCAAATCAAAACGGACAGAGACAAGCTATTTGCCTGCTACTCCCTCATCGAACAGATGCGCCTTGAACACAACAAGGTGTCAGCTATCGCCACGTCCGATAAAGAGAAGTACATCGAGTCAGGCAAGCTCAGGGCCTACGTTCAACAGGCGGAATCCCTACTAAAGCAACTACTTGCTGAACAAAACAGACTCAAGGAGAGCATCATATGGGCTAACTACACCCCCGAACAATGGAAGGCACTCAACAGCCTCACTCCCCAAGAGCTAATTACACTTCAGCAAACCTTGTTTGGCAATAAGAGCGCCGAAAGCACAAAACCAACACTCGCCACCTCCTCACCCCTGGACGATCTCAAGGCCCTTAGTCTTGATGATATGCCAGCAAAGCTGGGTTCTGACCCTACCGAGGACTATACCACCTACACCGAGGTTGACGAGACCAGTGCCCTTGCCATAACAGCAGACCGCATAACCTATACTGCTGCAAAGGCTATCTATAATCAATACTATGTCTACAAAGACAAAGGTGCTGCCCACTTTAACGGTAACTTCGAGCACAGAGTTAAGCACTATTGCAGTGCAATGGGTAATTACATCCAAATTGGAGAATGGCTGCTATCCAACGTCGTAGGTGATGAATACTATTTAAGAAATGGTCAATACGATCTGCTTATTAGCAAGCTTTACTATGACTCTGGCTCTGGTCGGTGTACGTTTTTAGAAGAATACGATAATGCCTTAGGTCTTTTCTATGACTATACCGCCAACATCTGGAATCTCTCCACAGTTTACTACATTACAGATAAAAGGGATGAAGATGTAGGTACCTATGGCACAATTTATTCCTATCTATGCACAGGAAACTACTATGGTGAATCTGGGTACACCCTGATTGATACCTTAAGTGTCGCTCTTCATTCAAGCAAGAAGGACTTCAGGTATATCGCCTCAGCGGTAGGCTTTGACTACAACCTAAATACGAATACCTGCACCGGCTACATCGAGCTTCTTGACTTGCGGGAAGTTACGGCTTATGAGCTTTCCCTTACTGAGGGCTTGAAGGCTGGAGACACACCAACAAGGTTAATGACAGCCTCAGTCTCGGTTACCGAAGGACTCAAGGGCGGGGATTCCTTTGGCAAGACGGCCTTAATGAGCTTGCTGGCCAGTGATGGACTTAAATTAGGCGAGACGCTTCAATCCTTAATGCAAGCCTATCCTTCATTGTCTGAGGGAATCAAGGTTGGCGATACCGTCTCATCTTTGATGAACTCATATAATCTTCTAACAGACGGCACAAAGTTTGGAGACTCAAATGCTCTATCAATGCTAGCAGCCTTATCTCTAATTGAAGGCGCCAAACTCGGCGATACGCCACTGGTTAACTTCCTTTCTCTTCTCAGTCTATTGGATGGCTTAAAACTCGGTGATGCTCAGTCTATTAACCTCGGCTTTCTGGTGACCTTGCTGGATGGGCTGAAAGTAGGGGACGCTCTATCGCAAGCTATGACGGCAAGCCCCACTCTAACGGATGGGATGAAGTTAGGCGATACGGAGTTAGTCTCATTACTGGCAAGTCTTCAGATAACTGAAGGCATGACCCTGAGCGATGTTCTGGGGCTGACTGGTCTTGCTTATTATCTGAGCCTGACGGAGGGATTCAAGGCGGGCGATTCTACCCTAAGAACCCTGACGGCACTTCTACAATTAGTAGACGGCTTCAAGTTGGGAGACGTGCCACTTTACTCAACAATCGGGGAATTATTGATGGCTTGGGCGCTGGCACAGAGCTACTACTATGTAACCACAGAGGTTAAGCCATATTTTCAGATAACAACAGAAGCGAAGTCCTACTTCGATACAACGACACGAACAGGAGTGGAATAATGCCAACAACAGAAGTCTTTTACAGAGAGGGAACAATCGAGATTTGGGTTTACTTCCAACGGCCGGTCGGAACCTATGTAAGCCCTAACCAAGGAGTGAAGGTCACAGTCAAGGACGCGTTGGATGCACTCAAGGTGGATGCCCTGGCGATGACTGAAAGCGTAACCGGGAAGTTCGTTTACTACTACACCCCGGCTGCCGCTGCTGAGCGAGGCAACTGGCATTACAAGGCACTGGGGCAAGATGGCACTGGCGCGTCCGCTAAATACGGCAAGGTTTATGGGAGCTTTGAGGTAAAGGACTAGAATGCGAACCCTATCAGAAACCCTACTGGCAGCTCAGAAGGCCTACAGCAAGAATCCGTTGTATAAGCTTGTGCTCACGAAGGGGGCAACCACATACACTTACGACGTTGAACGGATTCTGCCTTCAGCACATGACGAAGAGCCATATTCGCACAGGGCGACAATCGTGCTGAGCAACCATGACGGGGCCCTGACTGATATTGACCTCAAAGGTTACAAAGGCATCCTTTCCTATGGAGCGATAACAACCATAGGAGAGGAGTATTCCGCCAGTGCTCCTGTATGGGTGATAGACCAGCAATTTGATTCCAACCCGAATAAGCTGACCTGCACGCTGGAGCTGGTCGGTGCCTTCAATCTGATGGCCGACGATGAGGCCAGCGATAGTTATGTGCCGGAGGGGGATGATGATACGACAGTCAAAGAATACGTGGAGGCCATTGTCGGAGCGACGCTGACCTGCTTCTCTCACTGTAAATCCTTTGAAATCGTCTGGGATAATGGGTATGACGCTTTAGCAGACACGTACAAGCCCAAAGATGGATTCCGAATCTTCACCAGCGGGAAGAGACTGGCCGCATTACGAAGGCTTCTGGACTACACAGCTAACGTTGCGCGGTTCAGGGAAGATGGCAAGGTTCACATCTTGAAACCCGTCACGTCGGGAACGACATACGATTATGAATACAGCCTCGAAAGAGGCGCCCATGTTTTTTTTAGCAAAGCCTACAAAAACACCCTGGTCAGACCGAATAAGGTACAGGTTCAATCGTTCGAGGAGGACGACCCTTATTATTCAGGGGAGGCTCAGATTGACGGGTATAACTCTCTGCCGGCTGAAGTAAAGAACACGAAATACATTCAGGCGAAGCTAGAGAGTGACGATCAGGCTGATGATATAGCGGAAGCCTTAATTGCCAAAGCCGAAATGTGGTCTAAGAGGGGAGGTGCCGAAGTTCCTCTTAATGCAGGCACGGAAGTATTCGATTACGTGAAGGTTACGGACTCGCGGCAGGGGGATGAGAGAACAGGGAACCTGGGTTATGTCCACCGAAGATTCGGGGGGAAGGATAAGTGGACAATGCCCTTCGGGTTTGGGAACTGGCTCGACCAGCTCAAATATAATGCAATTCTCAAAGACCTGGAGACTTACACCGACATAGACAATTACTTCTCCCGGCTTAGAGTCGGGAGCTTATACGCTTACCTGGACGACATCAAGGACGGACCCGACCTCTACATAAGGCAAAGGTCGCTACATCTGGACGCTACGGGAGTCTATGTAACTGACCTTACCTTATATGCTATCAGGCTTCCGGGTGAGGCGGAACACAACCTATGGAAAGGCACTACTGCGTTAGATAATCCTGAGACCGGGGATTTCTGGATTGACACAAACTACGAACCGAACGTAGTCAAGATATGGGACGGCGACTCATGGGAAGAGGCAACGACAGCACAGCTCGAAGAGTTCAACAGGGGCACGATCTTACGACGGCTGAAGCAATCGGCTTTAACAGCCGACGGCCTCGTTGTCCTGGACGAAACCCAGGAGGGAACTTACGGGCTGGTTCTGACCACAGCCATTTCCGCGGGTAATATCCTGCTGTCCAAGACAGTCAAGGACGGTCTGTGGTATGAGGAAAGCGGAGTAGTCTTAGATGCTACCTATGGAATAGCACTTTACGGCGGTGAAGGGATTAACGCTTTTAGGACTTATCCTACGAAGGCTGACTATGAAGCTGGAACGAATCTCCAGGTTTATATAGGCACGGACGGGAAGCTATACGCAGGTGCAGGTGGGGTCTCTTTAGATGCAACAGGCTTGAGCACCTATGGCACGGCCATTCATTTGTATGATGAGTCAAGCGTCTATAGTGGTTGTCTCGGTATTCAATCAGGAACGCCTAATCAATTTTGGGTCATAGCCTTTGATGGCGACTTGTGTTTACAGACAGATAACTATGATGGAACAGGTGGCGACATCCTATTATACCCTGAGACAAACTATGTCAAGCCTGGCACTGATAACCTAGTGAGATTAGGTAGCACCGCCAAACAATTTTATGGTGGCTACTTCGCCTCACGGCTGAAAATACCTGTAGGGACTGATTGCTACGACTAGGAGATTATATGGCTGAGCCTGTCTGGGCAGAACTAAAGTATGAGGATTGGGGGGCACCTGCTGGGTGGTATTTCCAGCAGGTTGGTTACTCCCCTTATTATACTTGGCCTTACTATGATAGTGGATGCTTAGCTGCTAGGAGAGACCATGCTACGTATTCACATCCAGTTCAGGGTCATGCAATCTTCACTTCTTATCCCTGTCTCCCAAACATTAGGATAGAGAACAATGTCAAGATTAACTATGATGGGAGTGCTGCACATTATGATTACTTCAGGGCACAAGCATATCCACCTCCCGGGTATTCCCACCCTAACGACTGCTACTATCTGACATTCTATCTTGCTACTGTTAGCTTTCATTATGTAGTTTCTGGTTCTTCAAACCTTATTGCCTATCATAATTTTAGTCCTGCTCTTTCCTCTATGACCTTTTATAAGTACCGTTTCAGTCTTTGGAAGGTAGATGCTACGCATGATGGCTACAAGTGTGAACTATGGGAGACTGACCACTGGACAACCTACCTTGAGGGGACATGTGGTGCACATTGGCAAGGGAGTGCTACTAACTACTATGGAACTTTCCTTAACGCTGGAAGCCATTGGAATGAAATAAACATCTGGATTGATGACCTGTACATCTATGCTGGGGGAGGTGGTTTCCTTTGGGTAGAAGGGACAAAACTGGCTTACACTGACCTTGGCGGCATTAAGAGAGCAACAGAAGGAACCCTAACGGGTGTTACCGGGAAAATAGCAGGACATGGGAGCGTAGATGGTACTTACTTAGTTTATGTTGATGCCAACGGAGCGGTGAGGAGAGAACAGGGAACATTAACTGGACTCACGGGTAAACTCCCCTCGCAAATCTCAATCAACACAGCCCAGGGTGGCACAAAGTTTTGCTACATAGACAGTAGTGGCAATGAGCGATGTTTTGAGGGAACGGCGTGAAAAAGTGGGCAATAGCTTTAATTCTACTAGCAGGATTGGACATATTAACTACCTACTTTTGCTTGTCTTCTGGTGCTGTAGAAGCCAATCCTTTCTTTCACGGCATGACTTTACCGGCATTGTCACTGATTAAGATGGGTGTATATATCCCTCTGGCTTGCGTTGCTGTTCATTTCAAATTCAGAACCTTGCTCATCTTTGGGACAGGAGCAAACGCAGCAGTGGTTGTAGCAAATCTTATGGCAATCTGGACATTAAGGACAATGTAAGGAGGCAAATGGACATCAGTAAAGAGTTAGAGGCAACAAAGCAGAGAAGGGGACAAGCCGTAGAGCGACTTAACCAAGTAAAGTCGGAGGAGCAACAGATTTTACAGGAACTTTTACGGCTAGACGGCGCAGTCAGGCTGTTAGAGCGACTTTCCAAAGACACCGACACACCTAAATAAAGCCAGTATGCCCCTGCGAGCGTCAAGGTTGCCCGTTAAAGCCTTTCTATGGGGAATTATACCCCTGACAAAACAGCGAACCTTACAATCCCCGGGAAACCGGGGAAGTCTTTTCATTTCAGGCCGAGCCTTTCCATTAATGAAACCCTCCTTCGATTGAGTCGTAGCTAAATTTTCTTGGTTTTACTCGTAACAGGGATTTGACAAGGAAAACGGGGCTGTGGTAAAGTGTGGGAAATGGCAAACAGAACTAAGTCAAAGCGGAACCAGAAGATACTCTTTCTCTGGGACAATGGCAAGGGATGGCGGCAGAAGTCAATAGCTAGAATGTTCAAGATGAAGGAGTCTGCCGTTTCGATGATAATTTGTAGGGCAAGGGCAAAGGCTACACCAGCGAAAGCTGTTGTAAATACAGAAGGGGCTGTTTGAGCAGCCCCAAAAGGAGGAAAGGAGATTGAATAGAGTCATTATAACACTGAAAGGCAAATCTTGGCAAATTCTTCAACGCCTCGATGCCCTGTGTCGAGAGAAGGGGAACATCAGGATTGAAGAGCTAGGGAGGGAGAAATGAAGGACTGGAGAAAGTTAAACCGAGGTGAACTCGTCCACCTAATTGAGAGTATGCACAGCGATAGCGACATTGAGCAAAGCATCCTAAAGACTAGGGATGCACAAAAGGAATGGGCTGCTAAAGCCAACCATATCGAGGTTTGCTGGGAGTGTCGCAAGATAGCAAGGAAACTAGAACTAGAGTGAAGGAGGGAGAAATGATAACTAAGGGAGAATGGAAAGTCTGGAATCTTGAGGACGGAGATAAAGGTTGGACTATCCAACAAGGCGAAGATGGCAGGTTTATTGCTCGAACACACGATAATACAGGCGAAGATTTAGACAACGCTCGCATAATTGTTGCTGCCGTAAATGCCTGTACCTCAGTCAATCCCGATGGTCCTATGGCAGTAGCCGAATCTATCAAGGATATGTATGAGGCGTTGAAGATTGTATTACCCTGGGCAAAAGAGTGGATAAGGTATCTTAGAAATACAGTGGGACAGGGCCAAGGGCAAAACGCCGATGAGCAATTTGTAATAGCAGATAAGGCTCTCGCCAAAGCCGAGGGGAGGGAAGATGGCAACAGAAGTTAAGGACGAAACCCTAACCGCGGAGAATGTCCAGGTGAATCTCAAGACTCTGCACACCGCATTGGGATCGTATTCGTTCTCCCCCAAGGACATAGCCCGGATGGCGATTGTAAAGGCGGTGAGAGACAATCTCTCCCCAGAGGACAAAGAGAAACTGGAAGAGTACGAGAACAGGGAGAACCCCTGTGGGGAGGAACGATGAATTACGAATGTCTTGCTTGTGGAAGTAGATTTCCTGAATTTGACCAAACCCGGAGCGATCACAGGGACGGCAAGTGTCCTTCGTGTGGCTACGAGGACATCAAGCCAGTTGACTTCCTTGTTGAAAAGGAACTCGCAGACTTGAAGGCCATGCGAGAGGCAAGCGGGATAAGAGGATAAAGGAGAAAACAGATGATGTTCGAGAATCTGGAAGAACTACTGAGGACGACAGATTGCCGTGTCGTATCAGCTAATGAGGAACGCTGGCTCTGTTGGGATGATGGCGCTAAGGCCTGGTGCGTGATGGAGCGGAAGCGTTATGCCAAAAAGAGCAAGCCTCTCTACCAGGGCAATGACCTCAGAGAAGCAATGCAATTTCTAAGGTAAAGGAGGAACATGGCTGAAAAAGGTTTAGTAATAACGGATGGAGAGCCCGATGTTCTCCCTGCAATAGCAGATAACACACTGATTGCAATATCCGAACAGGCCGAGAAGAGAATCGAGGCCATGCACAAAATCAAGAGGATGGCCTTGAAGCTCACTAACCCGCATGATTGGGTGGATGAGAACGGGAAACCCTATCTTCAAGCGTCCGGGGCCGAGAAGGTAGCGAGGTTATTCGGTGTCTCTTGGCGAATCTTCGAGCCTGAACGAGAGAGCATTGAGGGCGGGCATTTCACCTACACCTATCATGGCGAGTTTTCCTTGGCTGGTGCCAGCATTGAGGCAATCGGCACGAGGTCTAGCAAGGATCCATTCTTCAAGAAGTATGAATGGAAGGGCGAAGGGGAAAAGAGGACGCGGGTAGAACTGCCAGCCTCCGAGATTGACCCCGGTGATGTCAAGAAGTCTGCCTATACCAACCTACTTGGCAATGGAATCACCCGGCTTCTTGGGATCCGCAATCTCACCTATGAGGACTTGAAGCAATATGCTGGCATTAACAAGGAGCAGATACCCTCGGTTGAATACAAGAAGGGAGGGAGGCCGATAGAGAGGAAGCCAGCCGAAAAGCCAGAGTCGGGGCCAGCAGAGAATGGGGCGATGGCAACTGAACCCCAGGTCAAGGCCATCCATGCCATCTTAACGGCTATGAAGGTCAGTGACGAACTCGGGAAGATGCAGAAGATAGCTGGGATTCTAGGACTCAAGGAAATCCCGACTTCCCTGGCGAAGTTGACCAAGAGCCAGGCTAGTACAGTGATTGGAGCACTCCAGAAAGAAGTAGGGGGTGAACAATGATAGTTGAGAAGGTTCTCGAAAGTAAGCAGGCAAAGATAAAACAGTGGCCGGTCAATGCCAACCGAGCGAGCGAACTTGGTCACCCCTGCCTGAGATACCTGGTCTTGCTCCGGACCCGCTGGCAGGAAAAGACCCTGCATGATGCCCGACTCCAGATGATCTTCGACATGGGGAGAATGGTCGAGGACCTGGTTTTCCAAGACCTGAGAGAAGCGGGGTTTACGATAGTGGAGCAACAGCGGGCTTTCTCCTGGGCGAAGTATCAAATCACGGGGTCAATAGACTTCAAGCTGGCGATAGACGGAGAGGTTTACCCCTGCGAGGTAAAATCGGCAGCACCAAACGCCTTTGCCAGCATTAACTCAGTGAGCGACATGCTGCATCACAAGTGGGCCTATATGCGGAAGTACCCGGCCCAGCTCACGCTTTATTTACTCATGGACAACAAGGAACGAGGTTTATTCCTGTTCAAGAACAAGTCCAGTGGGGAGCTAAAAGAGATCTGGATGGACTTAGACTTTGCCTTCGCCGAGTCCCTTGTCCAGAAGGCGGAGGCAATCAACAAGCATGTGGCTGAGAGGACGCTGCCGGAGCCGATGGAGTACAACGAAGACATCTGCCAGGACTGCGGGTTTGTCCATATCTGTCTGCCCGACAGGATCGGCAAGGAAGTCGAGATCTCTGACAACACCGAACTCTTGGAACTGGTTATGCGCTATCACACACTGAAGCCCGGCGCCAAGGAATATGACGACGTAAACGACAGGATCAACACGCTAGTAGAAGGCAGAGAGAAAATCCTCATCGGGGATTACTTCATCAGTGGCAAGTGGGTGCCCAGGGCGACATTCAATATCCCTGCTGAGGTCAAGGCGCAATACAAGGGTGAGTCGAAGTCCTGGAGGAAGGACATTATGAAGGTCGAGACAAAGGAGGTAGCAAGTGTCTGAAGTAGCAGCAAAAATCCAAATAGACAAGCTCGAGGCGAAAGTCAAGATGGTAGAGGAAAAGGCAGACGGCCAGGTCATTGACCGCCACCTTATCACTGAGGTCAAGTTTGAGTATGAGGGCACGCCGGCGAAACTGGACGACATATTCTACACGCTGAGGGGCGGCCATGCCGTCGATGTCACCTTTTCCAGCCCTCAGCAATCCCTGGGCCTGGGCGAAGAGGCAAAAGAGCCGGTAGGAGCACGAACCTAAGACTAATGACCACTCATTTCTTTCCTCCTTTCTTATGGTGGGGGGACCGTTCCCCCCGCCTTTTCTGGAGGCATGAATAGGAGAAGATCAAATGAATAGAGCAAGTTCGGCAACTGGGTGGGTAAGAAACCCAGTAATGATGTCGCCTAATTTAGATCCCAAGCAGGCAAGCAGTTATGAACTAGGATGGACATATAATCCCATCACCGGCTGCCTGAACCATGTCAACGGCTTATGCAAGGGCGGGGGCTTCCCTTGCTATGCCTATAGGCTGGCGAATGGGCGATTGAAGCAGAGGTATTTGGCGAACAATTATTATGTTATTCCTAAATTGGGCGAGCCACAGGAAATCCCTAAGGCCGACCCGTTCTATCCTCGCTTCTGGGAAGAGAGGTTGGGTGAACCGATTGAACAGCCAACCCCCCAGAATCCAGCAAAGCGAAAGGGTATCTTCCCCTGCGATATGTCCGACCTCTTCGGTTTAGGAATACCTGAAATTTGGACAGAACAGGTGATGACCACCATAAAACTTTGCCCCCAGCATCGCTTCTATCTTCTCACCAAGCAGCCTCAGAACCTAATCAAGTTTAGCCCCTTCCCTGAGAATTGCTGGGTGGGAGTAAGTTGTCCAGACGCTAATGCACTGTACTATGCTATCCCTTGGCTGGATGAGATTAAGGCGAGCAGGAAATTTATATCCTTTGAGCCACTTCTAGCATCTATGTGGGGTGATTGCCTCAGCCTTGCAGCCCAAATTGTTCACTGGCTCATCATCGGGGCTCAGACCAAGCCAACTAAATTCCCTGAAATTTCTTGGGTGAGGGAGATTGTCAACGCTGCTGACAAGGCGGGAATACCGGTGTTTCTGAAGGATAACTTGAGACCCCTGTTGATACCGGAGGATTGCAGTAAACCAAACTATCTTACAGAGGACATATTTTGGGCTTCTGAGAAAGCTCAATTAAGGCAGGAGCTGCCGGAGTGAGAATCATTCGAGTCTTCCCCCGGAGAACGGCCAGGACAAAGGCGCTGCATGGGGGGTGAATGAGCCAGAGACAGAGAGAGCGAATGAGCTGCGTCCATAAGTTTCAGGTAGACGGCCAGAACATAGGCACCTGCCCTATATGTGGTGAGGTCAGGCAATTCCCCTGGGACCGGGACGACCCCGTATATGTATTAAGCAAGGGCGATCCGAGTATCAGCCAAGTATCTAAGAAGGAGGAACACATGCGCCATAAGACTCTCAGCAACATACAGGAGAGGCACAGATATTACGAAGACAACAAAGAGGCCATCATAGCCGATCTCCTCAGCCTGGGCAGAGCGGCCACCCGCAAGAAGTGGAACATAACCTCTTCATCTCTACATAGCCTAGAGAAGAGATGGCTCACCGAGGAGCAGAGGGCAACGATACTCGGCGACAACCCAGGCAGGCCAAAGCAGCAACCCCACCCTTCAACCAGCCCCACCCCATCCAACGGCCAGCTGCCACCCCTACCGCAGTTCTCCGATAAGTGGCAGCCAGAGGTCCAACTCAAGTGGCTAGAGATATATGAGCACATTGTCACTATGGTATCTGTGAAATGATTACTCCACAGGCAACGTTAAAACTAATGCGAGAGGGATTCTGGGGCGCCCGTGCCATGGAGAGGCGCGTCATTGAGTGCTGCGCGGACAATCCTGCCTGCCCATTTCACGACGAGTGCCGAACGCGGTATGACATATTTGTCAACGCGACTGATGTACCGGTGAAAACCGAACTGGCAAGGAAGAACGACATCGAAGTGAAGAAACGCAACTATCGGAAACTGCGCAAGGCTGGGGTCGGAGCTAAGGTGGCGGCTCGCAATCTGACAAACAGGCGCACCGAACAACTGTTAAAAGGCGCGAGACATGGCTAGAGGACGGATGATCAACAAAAAGATTTCGAACAGTCAGAGGGTCAACGACTTGCCATTGGGCGCGCAACTTCTGTTTACATGGTTGATACCTCATCTTGATTGTAACGGATGCTTTTATGGAAGTGCCCAGATGATCAAAAGTTTAGTGGTTCCGCGGAAGTCCTGGCCCAAAAGTCTTATCAAAAAATGGCTTGCACTGATGGAAAACTCGGTCGATTTTGAATCGGGACAGCCTCTTCTTCAACGATATTTGGTTGGGAAAGATGAGTATCTTTTCATGCCAGGGTTTGTTGATGAGCAGATAGGACTTAGACGTGACAAGGAAAAGCCTGAATTCCCGCCTTTTGACGGAAAGAATACGGAAAGTGTCGGACAAACCGTCCCCCTAAGTAGAACGGGAAGTAGAACGGGAAGTAGAAGAGAAGTAGAAGTAGAAGATAGAGATACCCCCCTTAATCCCCCCACCGGTTCCCTGTTTGATCCATTAATAGAAAAAGCACTAAAGGATTACGAAGACACTATCGTTCTGCCGGGAACTCTACTTAGTGCCGAAATGAAGGCCGAATTACTCCAGGCTTGTCAGACCTTCAGCCCGGCGGTCGTGAGCAAGGCCGTTAAAGAAGCAGTCATGCAGAATCAAAGGACATGGAGATACATTCGCGGGATTCTCAATAACTGGCACAGGGATGGCAAGGGTGAGATGGGCACTGAAACGCAGTGAAAGAACAAGCTAGGAGGGAAGAAATAATGGAGAAGCCAAAGATATTAAGTGAAAGTGTCTGGAAAAGAATAGCTCAGGTTTTATGTGATGATGCGATTGCTGGCTTTCGTGCAAGTTCACTGGAACTAGCTGGGCGAATACGGAATGAGGTAGAGGCTTATTATGAGCCTCTAATCCAGCAGGCAAGAAGGGAGATATTTGAGGAGATTGAAGGGCTTGTTATGACAGTTGAATTAGGGGGTGAGGTGGCGGAAGCTCAGGTTATCTACATAAGTGACTGTGATGGGATAGATAAGGACTGGCAATCCCTGAAGTCCAAATGGGGGCAGAAATGAACATAGGAGACCATGTGCGAGTTACGAGAGACATACCACCTATACTGAGTTGTGGCGAAATTGGCAAAGTGCAAGAAAGATGGACAAAGGCCACAGCAGGATTACCACCTTCATGGATAGTTGATTTTCAGAATGGACGCCGTAGCCACTTTGTCTATGAGGATGAAATGGAAGTGCTAGAACTGAGAGTAGCAGCATATACAGGAGGGCAGAAATGAGAAACGAGATAGGAACAATAGTAGTTCGCAACTTTGGGTTGGCATCATTGGAAGATATAGCCGACCAAATCCTCACCCTTCTGATTGAGGAGATTAAGAAGGAACTTTTGACGGATGAGGAACTGGGCGAGATTATCAGGGTCAACCATGACGACAGACCATTCAAGAGTGAGTCAGCAATAGCTCGTGATACTCGCCAAGCCCAGCTTCAGAAGATTCTCAAGAAGATGGAGGAGAAATGATACCACAGAATATGAAGGAATGGATTGATAAGGCTTCTTATGAACAGCTCCTATCCCGATGGAGATTCGCCTCAATCGGCAGTCCTTGGTTTCAAGGCGAGGTCGGCACATATTATCAAGAGGTTATGACAAAGAAACGGAAAGAGGTTGGGAGCAGTGAGCACGTTAGGGCAAGTAAGAATCTAGGTTGGGGAAGTTGAAATGAAAGAACCGACACAAGGGAATCAGGTAATTAAAGAGGAGAAGAAAGTATGACACTAGAAGAAGCTATTGCAATCTTGACTGGTGAAAGGGAATACACCCAGGCTGAATTTAACACAGCCGTTAGGCTAGGCATCGAAGCCCTGAAGCGACTCCAAAAGTGCCGAAAGGCTGGCTATAAGTTCTATTGTGAATTGATGTTAGGCGAGACCAAGGAATCCGAGTAGCAGTTAGATGATATGGAGCTATGAAGTCATGGTCGACAGTCACCTGCAGTTGCCCAAGGGAAATGAGGTAGCATGAAACCTTACTATCAAGACAAGTGGGTAACGATCTATCACGGGGATTGCAGGGAGATATTGCCTCAGCTAGATGTGAAGGTGGATTTGGTGTTGACTGACCCGCCCTATGGCGTTGGCAAGGATTATGGTGAAGGTAGCAAGGATGATTTGCCGACTTTCGTGGGTGCTGTGTCATTTATAACATCGCTCAATACGAAGGCAGTTATTTTTTGCCCCGTATCTCGATTGTTTGATTTACCTGTCAGGCCAGAATGGATCGGAATATGGCGAAAGAATTGGACGGGTTTAGCTTTGCGCTCCTATCCTTTCTATCCTCATTGGGAGGCTCTAGCATTTTATCACTTAAAGGGTGATTATGCTGGGAATAAAGGACATAGATCTGATGTTTTTGACGCAGCATCTATACGACCCGATCCTAATGAGCATCCTGCTCCCAAACCTGAATCGCTGATATCTGAATTGATAATGTTCTTGCAGCCCGAGCTCATCCTTGACCCCTTCCTAGGTTCAGGGACAACCTGTTATTGTGCCAAGAAGTTAAACCGCCATTCCATAGGCATTGAGATAGAAGAGAAGTTTTGCGAGATAGCAGCGCGGCGGTGTTCACAAGAGGTCATGGACTTCAGTAATGCACAGGATCATTAACCGCATCCCGGTGACCGAGCGAGACCTGAGAGAGCAGGTCCGGGACTTGTGCAACCTCTTCGGTTACAAGCTCTATTTCTCCTGGACGTCGATTCACAGCCCCCGGGGGTTCCCTGATTTGGTTTTGGCTAACCCTGAGCAGAAGCGCTTGATTTTTGCCGAGTTGAAGGCCGAGAAGGGCAAGCTCACGGAGTACCAGAGGGAATGGCTGGAAACCCTGGCAGCCTGTGGGCAAGAGGTTTACCTACTTCGTCCAGCAGATATTGAGGCCTTCGTGGAGGTTCTCAGGGAGCCGCTGACTGAGCCGGTGAGCAAAGGATGGTGATACAATAGCAGTATATATGATTAGGAGTATATGATTACCGGCGTGGACCTCGTAGAATGTAACCTGACTCGTGAAGAGGAACAGGTAAGACGAACCTTGAACAGTCAGGAGGCAAAGGTCATCCTTCTGATGCGTGAGATGGCTTACCAGACAATTACGGTCAAGATAGAGAATGGAAAGGTGATACACAAAGAGCAACATAGAAGTATTAAAGACTAGCTGAGCCTATCGAACCAGTCGGGGGCGAGCTTACCAGGGAGACCTGGGGCTCGCTTTTTGTTATTGCGATGGCTACGTTTTGGCAGATTCTAAGCACTGAGAACAGGAACAAGCTGGCCAGGTTCTATGAGCAGAGCTTTGGCCAGCCATTCCTGCCACCTGAGAGGCATGAGGAACGGGTCCGGCTCCAGGGGAAGCTCGAAAGCCTAAATGAGATAAGTAGGTTGATGCAAGAGCCCCCGAATTATCCCATTGATGCAGAGGGGAGGAAATGACTGGCGACTGCCGGGACTGTAAGGACTGGAAGGAATGTATCGCTCCTCCTGAATGGTTCAATTTTCTGGACATACGATGGTGCCCTTTTCAGGTAATTTTCATCCTCCAGCATCGAGAGATGCTACTGAGCGGACACTGGCCGCAAGACCCTTACAATTCAGACGACAACGTAGGCCAAAAGACATTCAAGACCGAGGCGTCCTTCGTGAAGCCTGAACTCGTCATTGCTGAGCTAGAAAGTAGGCTAGAACGCTGTGGCGTCCAGGCGGAACTCTTGATAACCCAGATAGAGGATGGCAGGACATTGAGTAACCTGAGCGACGGCGCCCGGCAGGTGTTGATGTACGTCAAGGGATTCAGGAGGAAAGAGATCGGATTCAAGCGGTGGCTGAGACGGGTCTATCACCAAAGGAAACATGAAACCCTACTATCAAGATAAAGCGATAATCTACCTCGGTGACTGCCGTGAGATATTGCCCTCATTGGCTGGTTTTAGTGCAGTAGTGACCGACCCGCCTTATGAACTAGGCTTCATGGGCAAGTCGTGGGATTCTCAGGGTGTCTCGTTCCAGAAAGAGACATGGGAGATTATACGAAAGTCATGTTTGTCAGGTTCTCCTCTTTTATCCTTTGGCGGGTCTAGGACACAACACAGGATAGCCTGTGCGATAGAAGATGCGGGCTGGGAGATTAGAGACACCTTGATGTGGGTCTATGGGAGCGGATTCCCGAAGTCCTTAGATATATCAAAGGCGATTGATAGAACAAGGAATGACGATATTCGCCATGTGTGCCGTTGGCTTCGGGCAGAAATGGAGAGGGCTAACTTAACCGCTAATCACATTGCAGAGCATTTCAACTTTCATCCTCGTATGGTAGAGCATTGGGCAGCACATGATACTGATAGCCAACCTACTGTTGCTACCTGGGAACAGTGGGTAGAACTCAAGATGCTTTTGGGATTCAGCGGTGAGATGGACACTGAGGTATGGCGACTTAATGGGCGTAAGGGTAAGCCTGGGGATAATTGGGATAAACGGGAAGTTATTGGACACAGTACCAACAAAATACACTTAGAGAATCTGGGGCAAGCAGGATATAAAGAGCAGTTCGACTTAACGTCTCCAGCCACCCCCGAAGCCCAACTCTGGTCAGGTTATGGCACAGCCCTCAAGCCAGCGTATGAGCCGATTATCTTAGCAATGAATCCCTTAGACGGGACATTTGCTAATAACGCCTTGAAACATAAAGTAGCAGGATTGAATATAGACGGATGCAGGATTGATTACCAAAGCGAAAAGGACAAGGAAGTAGCCCACTATAACGCTTTGGGTATGGAACGGCTGGCAAAGGATTACGGAGAGAAGTTAGGTTCATTTGATGGCGGTTGGAAGAAGCATCATCCCGAAATGCCAAAAGGTCGCTTCCCCGCCAACTTCTTACACGATGGCTCTCAAATGGTGATGGAGTTGTTCCCGAATAGTAAGGGAATGGCTTCGCAAGTTGATACCAAAGACACACCTTCAAGGTATTTCGGTGCAGATAAGCACGTAGGCTTTCGTTATGGGCGTGGCGACAATGGTTCAGCAGCCCGCTTCTTCTACTGTGCTAAAGCATCTAAGGCTGAAAGGGATAGGGGATGCGAGGAATTAGAAGCAAAACAGATGGATGAGAGCCGAAAGGAAGGCAACCCAGGTGGTGATAACCCTAGAAACAGGGGCGTTCACAAGGTTCACAACAATCACCCCACAGTCAAGCCTCTCGCCTTAATGGAATATCTTTGTAAGCTAGTCAAAATGCCAGAATACAATCTGATTTTAGACCCCTTCTGCGGTTCGGGAACGACTTTACTGGCGTGTATTAAGTTGGGGATTCCGTGTATCGGCATAGATTCAGATGAACAGGCGTGTGAAATCGCAGCCCGTAGGTGTTCTCAGGGGGTTATGGACTTCAGCGAAGTGTCCAAAAAGGGCACTTGACAGGGGTTTGTTGACAAAGTTTGTTCGTTGTGATAGTCTTTTTGGCAAGGCGAAATACGCCCCAAGCCCGCTTCGGCGGGTTTTTTGTTGCCACCTTTCGGGGTGGCTTTTCCATTATAGGCACTTATTGGAGCACGATTTCGACTCGTCAGTCGCATCATGTCTCCAAATACAATACACGGAGGTGAAAATGGATTTCTCTCTATTATGGCTAACACTCGCAGCGTTTTTCGGTGGTATTCTGGCAGCGGTCCTGGGGTGGATTGAATCCCATGGGGCCTTTGAGGGCCGTAAGTTCTTCGCAAGCATCATCCGGGCTTTTGTGGCTGCGGTGGTAGCTGCCCTGGCTTATCCATACATAGGGCCAATCACTATACCAGTCCTGCTCGGTGCACTCCTGGCTGGTGCTGGTGTTGATGTCTTAGGCCATCGGTTAGCCGGAACTGGCACCACGACTGGCAATACTACAACCAGTCCCCCGAAGTAATAACTTGTTTGCTCCAATAAGTGCTATGACTATTTGATTAACATGAGAAACGGATTTTTCTGCTGGCTGAATATCAAAGAGTTTATGAACACTTACCAGGAATTCCATGCCTGCGTCGAAGGGTTCTCGGAGAGCTTTTGCTTTTGGAGAGCGCACGTTGATCCCTCTGAAGAGTTGCTGAACGACATCAAGAACGAGCATCACTACTACGTTTTCGGCCGGGTAGTAGGGTTTATCGGCCTCGTTATGTTTGGAGTAGGCATAGTTAAGATATTGCGAAGCATCGCGGGTAGGGCAAAAAGTTAAGCCGCCAGCCTCATTCGCTGGAGGATTCGGTGCGATTCCGAAACCCGCCACTTTACACTATTACACATATTGTAATATTGGGAAAAGCACTTCCGAGGACAAATGATAGTAGATAAGAAGGTCGCAGACAGTGCAATGTATAAGCTCTTTTGCTTGGTAGAACAGGTCAAACAAGATATTAAGAGCGGTACGCTCAGATGCCCAAAGTGTGGTACTCGGACTATCCAAAGAGATGGCACAGACTTGCACTGTTGGGCATGCGGGCATGTAATCTACAATGCCTTTCCATCGTAGGGAGTTATACTCGTCAAGTATAAGGCTCAAATAGGCGAGATTTGTCAAGTAAGTTTAGTGAGGTACAAATGGCGGGATTTTATGCCAAAAAATATGCCAAAACGCACGTAAATCATTCAACCTGCGCATTTTCGCAAGTTAAGGAAAAACATGAAGAGAAGTGACAGAATCTTACTAATCATAATCGGAATCCTGATGGCCACCTTAATCGCAGTCTGGGTCTGGGTCACCACGGCTTTCCAGGGGGTATGCCCATGAAATTCGAGGATAACTTTACCTGGACTGAGGAACGCTTTACCTGGAGTGACCAGAATACCACCTTAGAGGCGCCATGAGCGAGGAAGTAACAAAGTATCCTCGGGGACACCACCCTAACTCACTGAACGCCATAAAGCGAAACGGCTTCAAGCCGGGGCAATCAGGCAATCCCAGAGGACGGCCCAAGGGCATACGCTATGTCAGCGAGGCTCTGAGGGAACTTCTAAAGGACCCAGAAGTGGCTAAAAACCTCGCTCAGGAGTTAATGAAGAGAGCCAAGAAAAGCGACAGCGCCCTGGATATCCTGTTGGACAGGACAGAGGGCAAGGTCACTCAGCCCATCGGAATAGACCCGACAATGCCAGTGGTCATTGACAGGATAGTGGCCCACATTGCAGAGGACAAGCAGAATGGCAATAGCTCAGGAACTTAGGCCATACAGGGAAGTCATAGACAATGAGATACACCTTAACTTCCACTCCGGCCAGTCGAGGACATGGCAGAGCCAGAGACGCTTTGTTGCCATGCAGGCCGGCACCCAGGCAGGCAAAACGGTTTTTGGCCCAGATTGGCTCTACCGGGAGATAAAGGAACGTGGTGAAGGTGACTATCTGGCCGTCACTTCCACATTCCCGCTGCTCGAGCTCAAGATGCTGCCCGAGTTCCTGACTTTATTTGTTGAGCTGTTACACCTGGGCAGTTACTCAGATTACAAAAAGGCTTTCACCTTTCATAATGGCAAGACCAGGGTGATATTCGGCAGTGCCACAAATCCTGAGTCTCTGGAGTCGGCCACGGCAAAGGCAGCCTGGCTTGATGAACCGGGGCAAAAGCAGTTCAGGCGGGACACATGGGAAGCCGTGCAAAGGCGTCTTTCCATCCATCAGGGAAGAGCTCTATTCACGACATCGCTCTATTGCCTGGGCTGGTTTAAGACTGAGGTTTATGACCTGTGGGAGGCGGGCGACCCTGATTACGACGTTATTATATTCGACTCCACAATGAACCCGGCTTTCCCGAAGGCTGAGTTTGAAAGAGTCCGCGGCAGACTTCCGGCGTGGAAGTTCAACATGCTCTACCGCGGGAGATATGACACACCGGAAGGGCTAATCTACTCCTCGTTTGACCCCAAGCACTGCCTGAAGGGGCGGTTCGAGATACCTAAGAACTGGCTAATCTACTCAGGACACGACTTCGGGGCTGCCAACCCGGCGGCGATCTTCTTTGCTGAGGACCCGGGCACCGGGCTTCTATGGGCTTTCCACGAATACCTGCCGGGGCCCGGGAAGTCTATAGCAGAGCATGTGGCTGAGTTCAAGAGGATAACTGAGGGCTATAACGTGGTGAAGAGAGTGGGGGGCAGCCACCAGGAAGAGGAAATCAGGCAGGCGTATGACGCCCATGGCTGGCCAATCAGTGAGCCGCCTGAAATGAACCGCAGGGTAGAGACCCAAATCGCTAAGGTTTTCGCCTGGCACAAGCTCAACAGAATCATGGTGTTCAAGGATCTGCTGGGGTACCTCGACGAAAAGCAATCCTTTTCCAGAAAGCTGGACGATAGATACAGGCCGACCGACGAGATAGAGGACGAAGCACGTTATCATCTGCTGGCGGGGGAACGCTATATCATAGCGGACCTGGCCGAGCCAGACAGGATGGAGAATAAGCAAGAGGGGGAAGCCTGGCAATTCTAGGAGGGCAACTATGCAAGACGGGTTACAGGCAATGGTAGCAAGAATTGACGAAAGAACAGAGCATATACAGGAAGATGTGAAGGACTTGAAAGTCGGGCTTGCGAAGGTGGTAGATACTGTCAACGGGCATAGCACACAATTAGCAGCTATTGACGAAAAGGTCAAGAGCTCGAATAACGGCCTGAGTAAAAGGCAAACGGTAGGGATTGGTGGTGCTGCTGGCCTTATCGCCTCTGTTATCGTGGCTCTTATTGAATTGCTTAGACATTAAGGAGGATATATGTATAAAGTAGTAGAAACTGACAAACAAATAAGCTGGAACTTCCCTGTTACTCCGCTTATAACACTAGCTGATGAATATGGGGGTAGGGCACAGATAGTAGAAGATGGCCATTGCCTCGTTTTACTATTAAAGGCTGGAGTTGATACGGAGGACACTCATTATGGGTACAAACCTGCTTGCTGGTGGTTTAGGGAAGCCGTGAACGCCGTACGAGAAATGAAATTACCCGCACGTTTGAGTTTCACCCCTGCTACTTCCTAATGATAAACCACAATTAAGGAGCAACTATGGCAGACACAATGAGCGACGAATACAAGGTATTTGACGATAAGCGGACGGCTCTGAAGCCCATACATGACCGTATGGACGTGGACGAGGCCCTTTATTACCTCAAGCCCTACAAGATGATGTCCCTGGAGGACCCCCGGAAGGAAATGCCGGACGTCGTCAATGTGACCCTGAACGATTGCCTGCTCTACGCCGTGAAAACCATCTCTATCCTGGGCGGAGCCAGTATGCAGGCCGTGATTGAGGGGCATAAGTTGACCGACAAGCAGGGCAGCCTGATTGAGCAGTTCCTGCAAGACCTTTACTACACGATAGATGAATGGCTGGAGAACAGAGGAATATGGGGATTGGGCGCCTTTGTTGACGAGCAGATTATGCTTCGAGGACATGTCGGGGCCCGGCCGTGCCTGAGAATAGGCGAAGACGGCAGCCTGGTGCCCGATGTCACCCCTCTGGATACCCGATTCTTTGCCCCTGAGCTCGGGACCACGGGAATTGTCTGGGGGGCTCCCTGGTTTAGCCAGACGAAAGAGGAAATAGAGCGGGAGTATAACAAGCCGGGCGATAACCCGCCGCGTGTCGAGGGCAGTGACAATGAAGTTGTGGACTTCTGGAACTCTGAGGAGAACAAAGTCTTTGTGCAGAAGCAGGTGGTCCGACGTGTGCCCAATACCTACGGATATCCGCCGTTCATTTATGCGGTCGTTCATGCCGGCTCCATGTTTTACAGCAAGGACGCCGTAGAGCACCGCGGGGAAAGCATACTGTGGGCCAACCGCAGCCTGTGGCACGAGAAAAACAGCGCTGCCACTATCCTGAAGACGCTGACAGTGCAGGGACTGTTTGCTGCCCTGCAGTATGAAACTGCCAAGCCGGGCCAAGCCCCAAAGCCTAAGAAGTCTCCCTATGCGCCAAGGACCATTCACCCTGTCGAGAAAGGCGGCGGCTTCAGGGCCATGCCGGTTACCGACATTAAGAGAGCTACTACGCTGTTTTACTCCATCCTGGAAGCCGACCTGCAGCGGGGCAGCCTGGCAGCCATTGACTACGGGACGTTGAACTTTCCGCTGTCATCGCTGGCCATGGCCAAGCTGACGGGTTCAAGGAATGACATATTCCTGCCCCGGGTGAACACAAAGGCCACCTTCTACCAGGCGCTTAGCCGAATGATGATCAAGCAATGTATAGCACTCGACCAGCCGATACTCCTCGGGCAAAGAGGCAGCGAGAATGAGTATAGGCCGGCTGATCTGGCTGGTGACTACACCATTAAATACCGGTTCTTTACTGAGTCGGCAGAGCAACGGATAGCCGATTTAACCATGGCCAAGGATGCAAGTCCGTTCTACTCTAGAGAAACTATAA